TAAAAGCAACTCGTCGAAGGTGCCGGTACATTTTTCGAGACAAATCATTTGTACCGGAAAATCATATATGTATGCATTGATTTGTTGTTCCTCTTCCTCTTCTTCATCATCGTCTTCATCATCTTCTTCCTCATCTTCTTCCTCATCTTCTTCATCTTCTTCCTCATCTTCTTCTTCCTCATCTTCTTCCTCATCTTCTTCCTCATCTTCATCTTCATCATCATCATCATCTTCATCATCATCTTGCTCGTTGTCTGAATAATTCAATTCACTATTGTTTGAACTATTTACAGAAGAGGTTTCCGATTCAATTTTTTCGTAGATGCAATCAGTTACAACATCCGGTGAAATACAAGAATCAGGTGAAATACAAGGATCCATTGGAACATCAAATACTTCTAATTCTTCCAAAGAGATATGAGAAACATTTGATCCATTATGAATCAATAATTTATTTTTATTATTTCGAGAGCCAAAATTGGCAAAAGGGTTTGCTGATTCTTCCAATTCAAATATTTTACCCTTATTTTGCATAAAATATTCGGATTGTACTAAATAGTCAATATCATCGGCTGCATTAAATTTAAATTTTTCCTGTATACCAATAAAAGAGCCATAATAATCAATTGCGTTTTTAAAATCATGCTTGTTTAATAATTGACTCGATAAATAGCAGAAAAAGTTATCAACATAAGAAGCATTGTTTGGATTTTTCAGCTTGTTATGACATGTTTTTTGATAAGAAGGAAGGGTTAGTAAATCGTCTTTCTTTTCCTTGTATTTCCCAATCAAAAATCGAATTGGATCTAATAATGGCGAGAATTTAATGAACAGTTCACGATCTATTAGAGAACTTGCATCTTTATCGATAACATGATGCAAATCTTCTATATGATATTTGTGATTCAATGATATAGAATCATAGTTGGAATCATTCAATTCGAAAAAAGTATCATAAATAGGGTTATAAGATTGTAGTTTTGAAATATGAAAGGGTTGATATTTTATTTTTTCGTTTTCGGATTCTGAATACATTTTTTCTAAATCTTCGAGAACCAACTTTTTCGATTTGTGATAGTTGATGGTAAATTTAGACATTTTATATAATTGAAAAGAATATTATATTCATGTAATTTAACGAAAAGAATACTTGCGTCTAAATGAATGATTAAATAAAAAGCAAATAATATATATATGACATTAGAATTGAAGAAATTTGATATGCGTACCATTACATTCAAGCCAGATGAAAACAAGGGGCCCGTTATTGTGATGATTGGTCGCCGTGATACTGGTAAATCGTATTTGGTGCGAGATCTATTGTATCATCATCAAGATATTCCTATTGGTACAGTCATTTCAGGGACAGAAGCCGGAAATGGGTTTTACGCTTCACATGTGCCTAAATTATTCATTCATGAAGAATACAATTCAGTGTTAATAGAAAATATTTTAAGACGTCAAAAAGTTGTTCTAAAACAAGTGAATAAAGAAATGGAACAATATAGGAGAACAACGATTGATCCTCGCGCGTTTGTTATATTAGATGATTGTTTATATGACCAATCTTGGACTCGTGATAAGTTGATGCGTTTATTATTTATGAACGGTAGACATTGGAAGATAATGTTGATCATAACAATGCAGTATCCGCTTGGTATACCACCTAATTTGAGAACCAATATTGATTATGTATTTATTTTGAGAGAGCCTTATATGACCAATCGAAAGAGAATCTGGGAGAACTATGCTTCTATGTTTCCTACTCTCGAATCTTTCAACTCGGTCATGGATCAGACAACCGAAAATTATGAGTGTTTGGTCATCAATAACAATTCAAAGTCGAACAAGTTAAATGATCAAATATTTTGGTATAAAGCAGAAGGCAGACCAGATTTCAAGCTAGGTTCAAAGGAATTTTGGGAAATATCGAAAGGGATGGGTTCAGATGATGAAGATGATGCATATGATCCAAGCAAATCCAAAAAGAAAACAACAGGACAACAGATAACAGTGAAAAAAGGAAAATGGTAAAAGTTATACCATTATATATTATTATCAAAAGACATGTCAATACTATTTACATGTCAATCTATATTTTGCAACAATTTATTTGTTACATAAAATTCCATATATATAAATGCCGCTACCATATATATGTATTGCCAATAAATAGGGTTTTACTTCGCATTCACCTACAAATGTAACATATAACATTCTTTCATACCCGTCATGCCAATTTCCAGCTTTTTCTTCCCATATATCCTTGATTTCATATAGTATCGTTTTATCTTCTGTTTCGCCTATTTTTTTATATATTTTATCACCTATTTTGAAGTCAGCAATATATGTCATATTTATATATAATATATAAATTCTATTTGATTTATATATTATATAATTAATTTACTCGCTCTCAGTAACAGTAATTCCATCATCCGATTTTTTCAAATTATATTCAAAAATTTGATCATTATATGCCTTTGTTTCCTCTTCCGTTGCAACTTCTCTGCTCTCGAAATCAACTGTTTCTTTTACACCGACTAAGTTACCTTGTTCATCAATCGATTGAGTTAGTTTATTACCGCTCTTTTGTGCCAGCTTGATATTTTCTTCAATCGCTTTCTTTTTTGTTTCTTTGACTCTGCGCTCAAACTCTTCTTTCGCCTTTGATTCATTCTTCATCTTTTCACTATGCAATTGATTGAGCTCATCTTCCATAAACTCTATACGACCAGTCTTATAAGCATCTGGATCCCAAGGAAGCCAAATACCAACTGGACCCACCAAAATATCATGATTTGGATCCATATCGCGAATTTTCTTACACTTCATTTCAGCTTCCTCTTGAGATGGGAAGACACCACGAATTTTCAATCCTCTAACAGATGTTTGAAAATCATTTGCCTTCTGGAACTTCTGTGTCAAAGCCTCTTCATTCTTATCCATAAAGTTTTTGAAATCGTCTTCTATACCCTGTGTCTTAAGCTTCCCACCTTCTTCTGCAATAAACTCATTGTAATCATTCATAATCGTTTCTACCTCTAATCCATATTTATAAGAAATAAAATGAATGAAATCAAAAAATTTATCCATGGATTTCTTGAAATCCCATTGTTTTAGGAATTCTTCAAACATAAACACCTCTCTCTGTTTCAATAATTTTTCAGGTGAAATGAACGAAAGACAGGCGAATTTTTGTCCTGCAATAGGCGGGTCTTCATCGCATAGATCAATGTATTTAGGATTTATTTGACCATTCTCTAAAATCTTTTTCTCGAATCCAGACATTATATATACATTTAGAAAGAGCTATTTAAGTAATTTCAAACTTATTGTATATTTTTTTATTTTCATATAATATATTACTATGAGTTCTTTCGATTTTTCTGAGCTTATTAAAAGAGCAATCAAATACATTGTTGAAGGTATTATTGTCGCTTTAGCTGCTTATGCGATTCCTAAAAAGTCGTTGAATGTTGAAGAAGTTGTCATTATTGCTTTGACCGCAGCGGCAACATTTAGCGTTTTGGATGTTTTCATACCATCTATGGGTTCGGGTGCTAGAGGAGGCGCAAGTTTCGCGATTGGAACAGGGCTCGCTGGAGGCCTCAAGCTAGCAGGTGTTTAAAATAATTAGTATTTTCGCTGCATAATAAAATTATATAATTTATTCGGTAAATTATATAAAAACAATACTATATAATTATAAAATGGAAATAGAGATTGCTGAACTAAAAAAGGAAAATAGTATATTGAAAGAAGAATTGGAAAAAAAGATATGGTGTAGAGAATGTTTTTCAATCAAAAATACATAAAGAAAAAATTAAGAATACCTGCCTAGAAAAATATGGCGTAGAAAATGTGATGTATGATCCAGATATAGCTGCAAGATCATTCCACAATATGGCGAAAAAGAAGGCATACACTTTTCCATCAGGAAATGAAGTGATGGTTCAAGGATATGAACCATTTGCTCTTGATAGACTTATCCAAATCGAACAAATCGACGAAACCCAAATAGAAACACAACGAGAAAATGTTCCGGAAATATGGTATGACGATCCATTAGGAAACAAACATCGTCATTATGTAGATATCTATATTCAATCACAAAATCGTTGTATTGAAATAAAATCTACATGGACATTCAAAATGGAGCATTGTTATATATTTGAAAAACAGGAAGTGGCAAAGAGTATTGGATATAATTATGAAATCTGGGTATTTTCGGAAAAAGGAGAGTTAGTAAACAACTATGTATAAATAAATAAAATATAATAAAGACAAAATAATATTTATTTTATACTATGTCAAAGTCATGTGCTATTTACGTTGTCAATTATAAAGATGATGCTCGTCGAGAAAAAATGACCCAACGTGTGAAAGCCATCGGTATGGATGCGCACTTTGTCGACCCAGTTTCCACACAAGATCCAAGAATTGTGGATCAACCCATCACCGATTTTGAAAAGAGAAATTGGTCTATTTTTTTCCAACATGTGGATTGTATGAAACATTTCAGTGAAAATACCACATATGATTATTGTATTATTTGTGAAGACGATGTCATGCTTTCAAATAAACTAAACACTCAGATACCCGATATCATGAACCTATATGAAAATACTGAATTGGACATTTTATTACTTAGTTATTTATGGCCATTTGAAGTTGCAGAAGATAACTATTTTCCAGTATTACATAGAGACGATCAATTCAAAATCCAAGGATACCCAATTGATTTATGGGGTGCACATATGTATTTTATGTCAAAGGCACATGCAAAGGTATTAGTCGAACGATATACACCAGAATATGCAATTGCGCAAACGCAAGAACAACCGTTCTGTACAGATTGGCAATTCACAAAATTTGGAAAACGAGGACTTTTAATGCCTATGGTCGGAATTGAAGAAGGTGATGTGAAAACGGATCATGAAGGGCAGGCAAGTTTTCATCGCAGATGTTTTGAACATAACTATCATCCAGATAAGTTTCTATAAACATTATGTGATTATTTTCATATTTGCAATTTCTTTTATAAATCGTTTTGATGCTGTTTCGACTACTAATCCATTTGCATAAATACCATAATTCATATAGTAATCATCATTTTCTAACGCAATATGATAAATTTTAAAAATGCCTTCTTTTTCATATGGCCGTGCTCTTTTATCAATGCAAGCAGGTAGTCTGTATTTACTATCTGTAACAAAAATATCACCCAATATGTCTAACGATTGTTTTCGTTGATCTTCTGTCAATTCGTCAACAAGAATAGAATGGCATCCTGTAATTACTAAATCTTCAAATATTGACGGATATTTTTTATTTGAACAAACATATAATTTGTCCTTATTCCTATCATTGCATATATTATTATTGATATTGCTGTATACAATAGTATCTATTGCAACATAACCATTTTTTAGTGTTTTTACTAAAGATCCTTTTTTAAGTGTCTGGATTGGTGAATATCCAATATCAGTAAGAATTTTTGTTCCTTCTAAAAAACACATAATAGGTTCATCTATAACATATATAATACCGTTCATCCCTCCATGATATTGACATACATAGTATAGAGTGGATGGCGTGTTTGAAGCAACTGTCCAAGTAATTGTACCAACTTCGGTTCCTAACCCAGTAATGCCAGTTGAATATACATCTCCTGAAGAATAACCAGGTGGATCACCTAGAACAGTTTGGATTTGAAATGGGTGTCCTGAAGCATTAATATCAAATGTATAACTTCTATTTCTAAATACAGTAATCGGTCCATTTGAAACAGATGTAATTGTATTATTAATCATATAAGCACCGGCTCCATCATTTGTTATAGTATAAACAAGCTGGCTCATATATATATATATTATTTAGATATAAAAAAATATAGTAAAACGCAATAAAAAGCGGACAATAATTTATATATAACATACAAAAAATAAAATAAAGAATTATAAAGAACATAATATATAGTATATGGTAAAAATAGTATTGACAGGCGGTTGTGGATTTATAGGTCATCATTTTGCAGAATATATTCATAAAAATACAGATTGGGATATTATCATTTTTGACAAGCTCACTTATGCAAGCATGGGGTTAGATCGTTTACGTAATAATAATTTAGCATATTCCAAACGAGTGAAAATATATACGATTGATATTTGCAATGAATTATCTGAAGGTGTAAAAAAAGAAATTGGTGAGGATATTGATTTTATTGTACATATGGCAGCGGAAACCCATGTAGATAACAGCATTAAAGAACCCAAAAAAGTAATAATGAATAATGTAATAAGTACGATTCATTTATTAGAATGGGCAAGAACATTGACCCATTTAAAAATATTTTTCAATTTTAGTACAGATGAAGTGTATGGTCCAGCTTTGAATGATACTCTATATAAAGAATGGGATAGACATCGTCCAACGAATCCATATTCTGCATCTAAGTCCGCAGCAGAAAATATATGCATTGCTTATGAAAATACCTATAAAATACCATTGATCAATGTGAATGTCATGAATGCTTTTGGTGAACGGCAACATGTAGAAAAATTTATACCCTTGTGCATTAAAAAAATATTGAATGACGAGTTGATTCATATTCATTCTTATCCGAACAAAATAGAGTCAGGAACTCGGTTTTATATCCATGCTCAAAATATTGCAAGCGCGGTTCTATTTTTAATACAAAATGGTAAGGTCGGTGAAAAGTATAATATTTCTGGCGAGAAAGAGATGGCTAATTTGGAATTAGCCCAACTCATTTCCAAATTTGTTGGAAAAGAATTGAAATATGAGATGGTTGATTTTCATAGTGATAGACCTGGACATGACTTACGATATGGATTGGATGGAAAAAAAATTCAGGAATTAGGATGGTGTCCAAAATTTGATTTTGAAAAATCGCTTGAAAAAACGATTTTATGGACATTGCAAAATAAAGAATGGTTGGAAGAAATATAATGATTTATTTACAATATAAATAGTTAATTATAAAATAATATAATGAATCACAATTATATTATTCGTGAAGTAGAAGAAGAAGATTTCGAAACATATATGAATTTAATGTTTGAATTTACAAATTATAAATATGAAATAACTAAAGAATCATTTTGTGAAAAATTAAATAACATGAAAAAAAATAATTACAATAAAATAATTCTGTTATATTCTTCTGACAATAATGAATTAATGGGATGTGGTACAATTATTAAATTAGAAAAATTACACAATAATCCAATTGGACAGATTGAGGATGTAATAGTTAGTGAAAAATATAGAGGTTTGGGTTTAGGTAAGTCAATTATTGAAAAATTAGTGAATATTGGTTTGAATGAATTTAAATGTTACAAAATTATTTCAAATTGTTTAGACAAAAATATAGGTTTTTATAAAAAAATAGGATTTGATATTGTAGGTGTTGAAATGAAATATTCTATTTATTGACATTATTGAAAACATTAAAAACCAAAATTATTACACCTTTTTACATTTCAAACGCCGACTTTTATATAGTGTCAATTATATAAAACTCACTTACAAAATATAATTATTTTGCATTTATATGAATGACTAATCTATCGTTTTTAGCACATCCACTATCTAAATGATAAACTTTATCAATTCGCGATTGTAAAATATTTAATAAACTATTTTTATTTATTTTACTCCAGTCTGGTCCTAATTCTGAATTGTTCAAACCATGTAATTGAATAATTTCGTATTTATCCAAACCAAATAATCTAAAATCGTCAACAATAATAATTGCTTCGTTTTCAAATAAATTATTTATATGTGTAATTTCTTCTTCCAAAGGACAATCTTTTTCAGATTTTCCTGTATCCATACCACTCCAATGACCATCTAAAAAAAATATACATTTGTCGGTAATGTTTGGTAATATTTTTTCAAATACAATACTACTATCGCCTAATATAAAATTTATTTTATTACCACTATATTTTTATTTTGTAGTATTATAATATTTTTCACTAAATTCAATTGTGTA